GAACAAGTAATAACTGTAAAAACTTCTAAGAACAATTATTATGCTGATGAAGTAGAAGTAAAAGGTTCTTGCAAAGTTATTTATAAACCTAACAAACCTTTATCTTGTGGTGCAAGAGTATGGATTGAAACTTCAGATGAAGTAATAATGAAGGATCATAATTTGATTACTAAAATTTTGTAATGCCTAAAAAAATAAAACATTTTGCAAAGATAGAAACCAAAAGAATTAGAAGAAGGTTTAAACCAAAAGCAATAAGACATAGAAAAAAATTAGGACCTAAAAGCCATTTACGTATTGCTAGCTAAGGATAAAAAAAATGTATGATATAGACACAATTAGTGCCATTAATGATCTAATAAAAAAAGAAATAGAAGTAGTAAAAGAAAATATCATATACAGTATAGACACTCAAGAGGGTTTGCAATATGCTAGAGGTAAGATC